AGGTGTCGTACAAAGCGGACAGCAACGCAATCGACAAGGAAAAGGATCGCCGTAGGACCCATCTTTCGGACGCGCTGGGGTACCTGCTGTGGCAGGAATGCAGGCCACAGCCGGCGATCGGCGAACACCAGGAGCGGCTGATTTGAGGACCAGATGGTGAACATCGATCGAGAGCATCCCGAGTATGCTGCCAAGAAGGCGATGTGGAAGAAGTACCGGGATCTTTATGCCGGCGGTGAGCCGATGCGGGAGAACGCCTTCGAGTATCTGATCCGGCGGCACAAGGAGCCCAACGATATCTATGCGGAGCGGTTGAGCCGAGTGTTCTACGAGAACTATATCGGTTCGATTATCGACTGGTACGCTGCGACGCTGATGCGGCGCGAGGCGGGTTTGGTGTTCGACGGCAACGACGACGCGGCGAAGAGCTTCTACAACCTTTTTGCGGAGGATTGCGACCTGAAAGGCACCTCTTTAGCCGAGTTCTTCCGCCAGCGGATTGTGCAAACGCTGGTGCAGGGACGAAGTTACATCGTAGTGGACTTTCCGCGATCATCGGTTTCAATCAGCAACCGCGCGGAAGAGGACGCCGCGGGGCGCTCGCGGGGCTATCTGGTGGATTACTCTCCCGAGGAACTTATTAACTGGAGCTACGACGACCGCGGAGGGCTAGACTGGGCGGTGATCCGGACGTCGTCGCTGCGCAAGTCGCAGGTGACGGAAAGCGACTGGACTCGCGAAACCCGCTGGATCTACTACGACCGCCACAATTACCAGGTCTATCAGCAACTGAAGGATAAAGAACCGCGGCTGGTGGATGAAGGGCTGCACGGACTGGCCAGCCAGAACAGGGTACCGATCTTTCCGTTGCGGGTGACCGAAGGACTCTGGCTAATGAACAAGGCGGCCCTTCTGCAACTGGAGCACTTTAACAAGTCTAACGCGCTTTCCTGGGCGCTCACGATGGGTTTATTCGCCTCTCCGGTAATCTACTCGGAACGGGAATGGAACCAAATCGTGGGCGACTCCTATTTTATCCAACTGGCTCCGGGAGACCGATTCGGGTGGACCGAACCGGAAGGCAAGGTTTACCAGATCGCCGCAGACAACTTGATTCAGCTCAAAGACGAGATTTACCGGGTGTGCTATCTGATTTCGCACGCAGCCGGGCCGGACTCATCGAGCCAGCACCAATCGGGCGCCAGCAAGCAGAGGGATTTCAGCATCACACAAGAGGTGCTGCGAGCGTACGGCGGCGCGGTGAAGGAAACGATGAAGCAAGTCCTGCGGGCCATCGCGGTGGCACGCCAGGATAGTATCTCGATCGACGTTTCAGGTTTGGATGAATTCGACATCGCGGATTTCAGCAATGAATTAGACGACGCGCGAAAGCTGCTCACTTTAGGAATCGAATCCGAGACGCTGAAGAAACAGGTCTTCAAGAAACTGGCGTTGAAGTTCTTATCGGACGTGCGGCAGGAGATTAAGACTCAGATTGCGCAGGAGATTGAGGCGCAGAGCTGAACTTCTTTTAGAGCACGGCTTGGGAAAAGAGGAGGTTATGGAAGACACAGACGTACAAGCGATCGTGAAACAAGCAGTTCAGGAGTTTCTCCAAGAGCAGCAGGCCAAGAGCGAACCGGCCTACAAGACCGAGTTGCTGGAGGAACGCAAGCGCCGCGAGCAACTGGAACGGCGGCTGAACGAAGTGGAAGAAGAAAGCAAGCGCAGCCGGCAGGCGGCGGACCAGGCGGAAAAAGGCTCCGCGATACGAGCGGAGCTACAGCGACTGGGGGTTGCGAAGGTGGACCTGGCATACCGCGCGGTGCATGACGGCGTATTCCGCGCGGAGGACGGCCGGCTGCTGGCGCGCAGCGACGAAGGCGAAGTGCCGCTCAAAGAGTATCTGAGCAACTTCGTGAGTGAGAATCCAGAGTTCCTGCCTGCGAGGATACCCGGCGGATCGGGGATAACCGGCGCGCACAAGGCCCCGCGGGAGAGTACCGAAAGCGTGGACATCGAGGGCATCCGGCCGGGAATGAGTTCCGAACAGATGGAAAAGGTGCGGAAGGAGATTCTGCGCGTCGCTTCGCAGAACCTGCGCGGCATATAGGCACGACAGGCAGGAATGCCTGAATTCAAAGGACAGGCACACGAGCCTGCTCAACTTAGGAGAATGAATGGCGATAATTACATCAGCGAATGTGGCCAGCGCGATTGTGAAGCTGGTGGCGGCAGACGCATTGCCTGCCTTGGTCGGGAACCTAGTGATGGGTAACCTGGTCAACCGCGATTACGAACCGGTTTTGGCACAGGCCGGGGACACGGTGAACATCCCGATTCCCCCGGTGCTGGTAGCCAACAACATCGCCGAAGGCGGACAAGTTCAACCGCAGAACCCTAACCTGGGGAATGCGCAGATTGTACTGAACACACACGCCGAGGCGACTTTCCAGATTCCGGACGTTACCAAAGTGTTGGCGGTTCCGGACTTACTGCAGGTCTACATGCAACCGGCGGTGGTGGCGATCGCCGAGAGCATTGAGACAAGCCTGCTGAACTTGTTTGCCGGGTTTACGGCGAACACACCGGTGGGCACGCCGGGTACACCGCTGGTGGAAGCGGTGATCGATCAGGCAGAGAGCGCCTTGTTCTCGGCCAAGGTTCCGGGGTCGGAACCGAAGTTCCTGGTGGTGGACGCGGCGACATATTCCGCATTGCGGCAGATCGAACGCTTCAGCGAATTCCAGACCGCCGGCGAGGCGGGACTGCGGGCTCTGATCGACGGCGCGGTGGGGAAGATCAAGGACTTCTTCGTGATGCGGTCGCAGTTCGTTGCGTACACCGGCAGTTCGCCCATGACGACCCACAACCTGGCTTTCACTAAGGCCGCGATTGGTCTGGTGATCAGGAGACTGCCGCAGCCGCTGTACGGCACCGGCGCAGTGGCGCACTACGCGGAGATGGGGAACTTCGGAATGCGCGTAGTGATGAGCTACCAACCAAATACGTTGGCCCAGCAGTTCACGGTGGACGTGCTTTACGGTTGCGCAGTTATCCGCAACAACTTTGGCGTTCAGGTGAATACCTAGCTGGCACACACGCTAGGATCGACTCAGGCCAACAACAAGAAAGGGGGGTCGGCGCGCCCGACCCCACAAGAGACGACCATGGACTTACAAGTGTATTTCAAGAAGATTCGAGCGATGGAAGAGAACCTAAAAGATCCGTCGGTGGTGTTGGTCAGCCTCGAGACGCCCGATGGAGGACGGCAAGGAGTACGCACCGAGGTTCCGCGGCGCATCGCGGCGAGGATGATCGTGGAGGGCGGCGCGCGGCTAGCGACGGCTGAGGAAGCGCGAGAGTTCCAAGAGCAGAAGGCGGAGGCGAAGCGGCAAGCCGATCAACTCGCGGCGGCGTCGCGGATGCAGTTCACCGTCATTTCGCCCACTGAGCTACGCAAGCTCAAGAGCGTCGCACCGGCGGGCAAAGAGTAGGCGGCCGGGACGATGGCGCTATTCACGGACGGGATATCGACGATCCAGGATCTCACGGGCCAGGACTCTTCCGTCCTGGCGACAGCGCAGACGGAGAACATCGACCTCAGCCAAAAACTAACCCTGGCACAGCAAGGACTTGGAATCGAACTGACAACCCTTCTGCAGCGCAGCAACACCTACGACTGGCAGTTCTGGCTGCAACCTGACCCACAGTTGAACAACATCGTAGTCACGCCGCCGCTGCAGCTTTGGCACGTGTTCCAAACCTTGACACTGGTGTATCAGGATGCCTACTTCAATCAACTGAACGACCGCTATAAGGGCAAGCGTGACCAGTATCAGCAACTGGCGATGTGGGCGATGGACAAGCTCATGCAGACCGGGCTTGGCATCGCGGCCGACCCGATTTCGCAGGCAGCTCCGCCGCAACTGACGTCCCTTCCCGGTGGTCAACCCGCAACGACGTACTGCGCGAGCGTGTCGTGGTTGAACGCGGAGGGCGAAGAGGGGCAGGCCAGTAATCCGAGCGTCCTTACCGTGGCGGCCGGGAACGCACTGGTGGCCCAGCCGGTCAATCAACCGGCCAACGCGACGGCCTGGAATATTTACGTAGGGCTGTCGCCTACGGCGATGGCGCTACAGAATGCGCCGGCGCTGGCATTGGGTCAAGTTTGGGTCCAGGCAGGGCCAGTAACCACCCTGGGACAAGGACCGGGGAGCGGACAGGCGCCAGACTATCTTCGCGCCTTGCCGCGAGTTATTCAGAGGGGGTAGAACATGGCATGGGTAGGCAGCACGGTCACTGCGCAAGTAGTCACGCTACTGACCGCACCGCAGGGGCTGAACGCCTGCGTATCAACACTGGCTCAGGCCGAGAGCGCAACTCCACGGCCAATCGGACGGAGTCAGATTCTGGCCCAGAATGTACCGATTGAGCTGGCGGAGCGCAGCACCGACGCGCAGTATCCAGCGGTTAGCGTGTACTGCGAGAAGATCGTGAACCAGCTCAAAGAAAAATTCCGGAACTTTTCCGGCAAGGCCGTCATGACGATCGAGGTGCGCGTCTCGCAAGACAGGCTGGACGGGATCGAGGATCAACTCCAACTGTATGTCGATGCCACGACCCAGGTTTTAGACCAGAACCGGGGCGACTGGGGAGAAGGTATGTACTACGCCGGGTGCTATGAAGCGGCCTTAGGGCTCGTGAAGCATGGCGGACAAAACTTTATCCAGGTAGGAAAGGTCAGTTTCGAAGTTGGGGTGAGCGACTAAAGCTATGGCTTCGTATACTTCATCCAATTCCAACCGCTTCTACGCGGAACTAGAAAGCAGCTACGGGCAGACGCCGGCGATTACCGCGCAGAACCGTTTCCCGGCTGTAAAGCTCACGGCCAAGAATCAGTTGGAAAAGGCCGACCGGCGCGACAAGACAGGCAGCCGCACGTTCGTCGGAATACCCGCGGGGCTGCGGCGCACGACCAGTTTCGACGTGACAACTTACATGACGAGTTGGGGGGGACAGAGTTCCGGTCCATCTTATGGACCACTGTTTCAGGCCAGCATGGGCGCCTCTCCGGCAATGTACGCGGGAGGGACGGCCGCGGCGGGTTCGAGCGGCACCTCACTGGTCTTCGCGGCGCCCCATGGGCTTGTGGCGGGGCAAGGCGTATCCTGTAACGGAGAAATCCGATTTGTGACGGCAATTGTGAGCGCGACGGCCGTGCAGGTGAACGCCCCATTCTCCAGCGGTCCGGCCGCGGGAACCGAGATTGCTCCCAGTATTTCCTATATTCCGGCGACAGCACTGCCCAGCGCCAGCATCTTCGATTATTGGGATCCCAGCACCGCGCTGCAGCGGATTCTCTGCGGGGCGGCGGTAAACCGGATGACCGTAACGGTAAACGGCGACTTTCACCAGTTTGAATTCGAGGGAATGGCGCAAGACCTGATCGACAGTTCCAGTTTCGCGGCAGGGATGGGGCAACTGAGCAGCTTCCCCGCGGAGCCGGTCATCGGCTCCTTCGACTACTCAATCGTGCCGGGGAACATGGGAGAGGCGTGGCTGGGCAGTACGCCCGGCCAGTTCTACACAATTACGAGCGGCACATTCCAGTTAGACAACGGCCTGGACCTGAGGTCGAAGGAATTCGGGACCAACCTGCCGCAGGCTATTGCGCCGGGGCCGCGGTCCGTGACGGCGGCTTTCAGCCTGTATGAACTGGACGACGCCGCGACGCAGGGACTGTACCAAGCGGCGCGGCAGCAGTCGCCGGTAAGCGTGATGTTTCAACTCGGCCAGCAAACCGGGCAAGTTGTGGGCGTTTACATGATGAGCGTGGTGCCGGTAGTGCCTGAGTTCGACGACAGCGATAACCGGCTGCAGTGGAAATTCCAGGGATCGAAGGCGCAGGGGACGGCGGACAACGAGATCGTGGTGGCGTTCGGATAGCGTTGAGCAAGAAGGGCGGCCTGAGAGGCCGCCGCAGGCCGAGGGCCTGCCCCACAAAAAAAGGTTGGTTGGTGGCTAAATGGAATACTTTAGTGTTGAAACCATTGAATCCGCGGTGGCTCCCGGGGTAAGTTTCACGGTGGTTAAGACGTCATTTGGGCGCCGCGTTGAGCTGACGCGCCGCATCCGGGAATTAGCAGCGCGGAAAGGGTTCGTCGAGGCTGGCGACACTCCCGACGAAAAGATGGAAGCCGCGCTGCTGGCCTCGGAGATCGATCGGATCTACCTGCTTTGGGGCTTGAAAGAAGTGACGGGTCTGGAACTGGACGGGTTGCCGGCGACTCCGGAGTCACTGGCGGCGAGCGGGCCTGAAGATCTGTTCCGGGAGGCTTTGGCCGCCGTCAAGCAACAGTGCGGATTGTCGGAATCCGAAAGAAAAAACTGATCGTCGCCTTCCATTTTCAATTCTCCAACCAGGCCGGGTGGGAGTGCGCGACTTGCCGCAAAGCCGGCCTGGAGACGAAGCGCAGGTGCGGCTGGATGGCGCCAGCACTTGAGACGCCGGAGCGGGTGGTGTGGGCGAGAAACAATGTAGCGAGCAATATCTGTCCAAGATCGTTTATCACGGCACAAAGCATGGCATGGCTCGAGGATTATCTGGTACGGCGTAAGCTAGGGCGGAGGGAAGTCGAAGGTCTGGGGGCGCGCGAAGTGGAAGCTTTCCTGATTCTGGAGCACGAGCTTACGCAAACAAACGGCAGCCCCGGCGCTGGAAACCGAAACAGCGGTCCTGAGCCACGAGAGAGAAATGCCTAACACAGCGCAGCAGACACTTTTGACCGCGTTCAACCAAGCGTCGGGGAGTTCGGCGAGCGGACAATCGTCAACAGCCAACCAGGGCCTCATTGACGCTTTGGGACAAACCGCGCAAGTGGTTGACGCCCTGACTCAGGCGACCGCAAGCAACACCGATGCCCTGGCACAGAATAGTCAAACAAAGAGCTCCGGCGGCAGTGGGGCCGCATCAGACGCGCTCAGCGCGGCGGGCCAGCTTCTAGGAGGCGGGTTTAGCCTGATGCCGCTGGTATCGCTATTCTCCAGCTTGTTTGGCGGAGGACAGTCTCAACAACCAGCACCCTTAGTACCTTTTTCGCTCCCTCCATCTCTAAACCTTGAGTCCACCAACGACAACCAAGACGTAGTCTGGGGCGAGAACGGTCAGCCGCGTTCCGCTGCGAGTGGCGGGGGGTCGAACGCGGGTACACAGATAACCGTACAGGTACAAGCGATGGACAGCCAGTCGTTTCTCGATCATAGCGACGACATCGCCCAGGCGGTCCGGCAGGCGATGTTGAACATGAACTCCATCAACGACGTAGTAACGAACCTTTGACGGCCATGTTTCCGACGCTAAAGACCGGCGCCGTAATGCAATATCCGGCGAAAAGGACGCTGCAGTTCAACACCGACGCGATCCGTTTCCTGGACGGTACCGAACAGCGCTTTCGAGACAACCCGTCGGTACTGCACCGGTGGACCATCCAACTCGACTTGCTGGACGAACCCGAGCTAGCCGCGTTGGACCAGTTTTTCGTATCGAACCAGGGCAGATTCGGCAGCTTTTCATTTACCGATCCATGGGACGGAACGATCTATCCGAACTGCAGCCTGGGCGCGGACACATTCGGTCTTCAACTGAGGGGTGAGATGCGGGGCAAAACGACGCTGCTTGTCTGCGAGAACAGGACCTAAGATGTTTTACTTCCCACAACTCTCATCGGGCGCAACCTGCCAGTTTCCGATTACCAGGCAACGCTCGGCAAGGACGGTGGTGAATCAAAGCTGGCAGGGCTACCAGGTCAAGCTGGCCGATCCGGGAGCGGCGATCACGGATTGGCATTTATCGTTCGCCGAAATGAGCGATCAGGAGTTGGCCGCTTTGGAAGCTCTTTTTCAAGCGGTCGAGGGGCGGCTTACGCCATTCACTTTCTTGGATCCAGCCGATAACCTGCTGGCGTGGAGCGAGCAGCAAAGTCAGCCGGTCTGGCAAGCGGCGCCGCTACTGACCGTGACAGGCGGCGTGGCGGATCCGATGGGGGGCACGGCCGCTTGTCAGGTCGGCAACCCGACAGCCGCCACATTGATGCTACAGCAATCGATCAACGCGCCCGCGTCTTTGAACTACTGTCTCAGTCTTTATGCGCGCAGCAACCAGAGCACGCAGGTGTGGCTGGTGCGCGGTTCGGCGACGGACCCGCAGGCGGTCAGCCCAGAGTGGACCCGGCTGATGTCCGCCGGGCAGCTACAAGACGCGGCCGATTCCATCAGCTTCGGTATCGCGCTGGATCCCGGCGCCACGGTGGACATATTCGGAATTCAAGCGGAGGCGCAGACCGCCGCCTCGCTTTATAAGCAGACGGCCGAGACGGGTGGAGTTTACCCAAACGCGCGGTTTCGGGACGACGCGCTTACGATCACGACAGTAGGCCCAAGCCGCCATTCCTGCGAGTTGGATATCGTCAATGTTGAGTATCTATGATCTGAAAGAGATGGCGGTCACGGACACACCGTTGCTGCTATTTCAGTGCGTGTTACAGAACGGCCAGGCGGAGTACTGGAGCACACACCAAGTAACATATTCCGGCAACACCTACGCTCCGCGAGTGATCAAACACAACGTGTTCGCGGTACAGACGTCGTCTGGTCAGGGAGTCGACGCGATTCCACGGGTGTCGCTGTCGATGGCGAATGCCGATTCCTACTTTTCGGAATTGGAACGATCGGTAGGGTGGAAGGGCGCGACGCTGACCGTGACCTTCTTGTTTTACAATCTCCTCGAAGCCGCTGCGACATCGAATGCCGCGGTTCTGTTTCAAGGCATCGTCAACCCGCCCGACCAAAGCACCGAATCGCTATTTCAACTCTCGGCCGTGAACTGGATGAACATGCAGACCGTGCTGTTGCCGCCCGTGCGGATCCAACGCCGCTGTCCCTGGTTGTTTCCATCCACTCCACAGCAGAGGCAGGAAGCGGTGAACGGGGGCAGCAGCGGGCAATACTCGTTGTTCTACGCTTGCGGATATTCACCCGATCAGACTGGCGGCCTCGGCGCCACGGTAGGCGGCGTACCTTACACTTCGTGCGCCTACACAAGGCTGGATTGCGAAGCCCGGGGAATGTTCTCCGGACCGATGCGGTTCGGCGGGCTCGAGTTTGTGCCGTCATCCATTCAGGTACGCAGCTACGGCAGCGGGTGGCAGTACGCAGCCGTGGACGACAACATTGCGATCTACAACGACTTTGTCCCTTTGCTATACGGCACCGCCTGGTTTTATCCTCCCATCGTATTTACGCGGAATGACGGAAACCTGACGTACATGGAAGTACTGCTGGGGATGGGCCCAATCCAGGACGTACAGATGGTGCTTGTCAACCAGATCCAGATTCCCGTCGGGCAATCTGGTCTGAACATGACCTCGACGGGTTGGTACAACGTGATCAGCTTGGGCGGCCGGAACGGAGCTTTCGATCCGAATTTCACGGACGCAGCGGGCAACCCGGCCGGCGATCCCTACGGCAGCATGGCTTACCTCTCCGTTGTCGTGCCGAATCAGATCAGCAACGGCCAGTCGCTGCCCGCCGTGCAGGTCCTCGCGGATGGGCTGCAATTGCCGAGTTACGGGTCCGACGGGAGTTACCTGGCCCCACAGTTCACCGCTAATCCGGCATGGATTCTGCTCGACATCCTACAGCGCAGCGGGTGGGGGACCGAGAACATCGACCTTACAACGTTCGCGGCCACCGCGGCGTATTGCGATCAACAGATCCAGGCACAGGATCTGAACGGGAACAGCATCATGATCCCGCGCTTCCAGTGCAATTTGTGTTTGCAAAGCCGACGCAACGCGGCAGACACGATCCGTGGAATTCGGAACACGGCCCGGCTGCTGTTTACGTACAGCGTGGGCGGGTTGCTTCAATTGCAAGTCGAGAACGCCATTGCACTGCAGCAGCCGACGCTTCCCGCGTGGAGCAACAGCACGGAACCGCTGAATGGCGGCTGGCCGGCATATGAGTTTAGCGACGGATCGACAGGCGCCGCGAACATTCTGCGCAAAGCCAACGGCGTGCCGAGCGTGCAAATGTCATCCCGCAGCATCGCGGACACGCCGAACCAGGTGACGGTGGAATTTCAAGACGCGTTCAACGGGTATCAGCAGGACAGCCTGCTCACGGTCGACGTGGAAGATGTCCAGCTTACCGGCCAGGTGATTACCACATCGCTCATGGCGTTGGGGATTCCCAATTACGATCAGGCCGCGCGCATATCTCAGTTCATACTGGACAAGGCGGTCGGCGGCAACACTTACATAACATTCGATACCAGTGTAAAAGCCCTGGGCCTGCGCCCTGGCGACATCATCACCGTCACCTATCTGAAAGAAGGCTTTGAACGCCAGCCCTTTCGCATAACTAAGATTGCACCGGGGGCGAACTACAGGATCACCACGATCACGGCGCAGATCGAGCAGGATGAATGGTACGCGGATACCAACGGCCAGGTGCCGGGAGGCACTGGGACGTCCATTCAGCCCAATTCCGGCGTAGGCGTACCAAGGCCGTTACTCGGGAACACGATCGACTCCGGCGGCAACCTGGAATACCAGATCGCCGAGAGCTCCAATAACTCCAGCGATGGCGGTGTCGACGAACAGTTAACGGTGGGCTTTGTCGTGCCCTCGACCACTGCAACCGGCGGACCAGGTATACCGCTGGTTAGCCTTGCGGCCACGATCGCGGCAACTGGCACGCTGGCAGGGAACCAAGTATTGTATTACGCGGTGAGCGCGCTGGATTCCGCGGGAAACGAAAGCGGTCTCTCGTTCGTGATACTTGCCAGCATACCGGCAGGGGCAAACACGAACAGCGTGACCCTGACGGGGTTAAGCTTCGACGCCAGCACGGTAAGTTTCAACGTATACCGGGGACCGAATTCGCAGCAGTTGGGCCGGATCGCCGCCAGTCAGCCTCTGAGCAGCAGCTTTACCGACACGGGATTGGCGGCGCAAGTGTGGGCGCCACCCGATCCAAATTTCGATCATGCGAACTTCTATTGGCGGACGGAGCTACAGCCTCCCTATGCCGCGACCATCTCGACCGCCAACACAGTTGGCAACAGCACCGCAGAGATGAGCGGGACCAATTATACGGGCATGATCGTCCGCATTCTCAGCGGGACGGGTGCAGAACAGGAATACACAATTGCATCGAACACGGCGACGATTCTCACGCTGACTCAGCCGTGGGGCGTGCAACCGGATGCAACCAGCCTCTTCGCAGTAGCGGAAGCGGCGTGGCATTTTGCCGCTACTGCCAAAACCAGCCCGGTACAGTTCGAGATTCCGAACGAGACGGGCGTCACGCTGCACATACAGGGGAGAGGCACAAATGTGAACAATCTGGAAGGGCCCCCGTTATTGTCGACGCTGACCCGGTGGACAATCGGCGGCGGAGGGTTAGGGGATACGGCGGCTCCGCCGCAGCCGATCTTCGGGCTAGGCGCATCATCACTCCAAAGCGGCACGGTAGAACTGAGTGGGGTCTCTTTCCCAACGCTCACCAACACCACCAGCGTGACAGCAGGCACGCTGACCATGTACTACTGGGACGAACTGGCAGGGAGCACTCCATACTCGATAGCCGCAGCGATGGCGGCAACCGACACGGTGCTGAATCTCACGCCGGCTGGGACTGCCAATGCGGGATCGTTCGTGCAGGTCGAGGAGGAAGTCATGCAAGTGGCGGGCGTCGCAAACGGCGGGCTCCAATACCAAGTGACCCGCGGCATGCATGGTACCACCGCGACGTCCCATCGGGCACAGGTTCTTGTATATCAGTTGTTGAGCACCGTCGCCGCGGTTTCCTTCCCTTTGGATTTCTTCGGCAGCCCACTTAGCGGCAATTGGAGCTATCCGATGCCGCTGGCTAACACCAAGGTGGCCAGCGCGGAGTTGTTCGTCACAAATACGAAAGGCAACAGTCCGACGGCTGCGATTAACCTGACACAGTCGCTGGATTATGGTTTGCGGACGTTTTCCGGCGGACAGTACTCGTTCCAGGTGCAAGGATTCCTGGCGGTGGACAGCGATCCGGCGCCGAACGTGGTTGTGGAAGCGCCGCATGCGGTCGAGGATGTGTATGCGATCGTGAAGCAGGCTCCCGTTGGAAGCCCCATTCAAATCACCGTGAGCCAGAATGGATCTCCCTACTGCACTCTGACAATTCCCGATGGCGGCACGGTTTCGCCCAGCGTGGACGGCTTCGGGATGCCGTT